TTAGGATAACCTGTGTTTGCAGTAGTTCCGTAACCATTGACGTTACCATCAATATATGGCTCGAAATATGCAGATGTGGAAGGTACATCACCTTCAGCTGGGGTGGTGTTACTCGTATAAAGCTTTAGTACGAGATTTCTTGGTGAGGTATCTTCTAGGTCTGCAACGAAGTTATTCTGAGCAATCAGATAACGGAGAGACTCAATTTCACCAATATTGGGAACTAGTAATGCCATCGAAACAACTCCTTGTGGGGGTTAGACTTTTAAGAACTATTGTTATTTATAATTTTAATTTTAAAGAGATCAGGAGTCTTCTGATATTATTGACGCTGACCACTTCAAAATCTAGAATATCACCAGCAACTATTGTCGTGTCCCAGTTATTTAGGACATCATCAAAGTATTTATTCTGTCCTGTCAACTGAACTCTTTGATTATTAGTTATCGTAGTAAACGTAGGATATGCATTGAAGTCCGATTTAGACAACTCCAACACAATATCACCAGTTTGATCTGCCAAAACTTTTACAGATTCAATAACGCCAGAAACATCAATAGTTACCTTTCCTTTACTTCCAGGAAGCATTGGTGAACTGCCACTATCGATTACAAAATTTACAGATCTCGTTAAATCCGCTGCTGTTGCAAGAGCAATGATAAACGTATCATCATTAGCTGCAGGTGCAACTGTAAAGATGATCTTATCTCCAGAAATAACGTAATCTTCTCCTGGTTCCAAAAGAAGATTATTTTTGGAAACGATCAATTGTTGATCGTTGTTTGGATTGTATGCAACTCCCTTATCGGTAAGGGAGAATGTTTTACCAATTCCATTAAACCCAGATAGTCCATCCAATACGATATTGCCATATTGAATAGACTTTGATGGGATTTCATAGTCAACACCTACATTATATGAACCAGGTTGATTTAGTGTTACTAAGTAATCTGCCATTAGGAAACTCCTGGTACTACAAGAACATTCCCCTGAATTGGTCTGGTTTTATAAGAGTTTGGTGAAATTAAAATCAAATCATACACATATCTACCTCCCTCCAAAGCAGAAGTATCTGTATCCGACAAAGCAACTTTCACCACACCATTTATTCTATCTGGGAATGTAATAGTAAATGCAGTAAATTTAGTTGCTGCAGGATGTTTTCTGATCTTCGCCTCTGCTGTGTATCCCGTAAGATTTAGAGCCGAATTGTTAGTATTTCTAATGGTGAACGTGGCATCAAAATCGACACCCTGATCAACAACTAGATTGACATTTCTTGCCGCCATTAGTCAAAAGGAGGGGGTTTTTACTATTTATCCAACTTGTCCAAAATCAGTTTCATCATTGATTTCAATTCAGATACTTCATTTCGGAGATTGTCTACTTCAGCAATCTCCTGTAATCTTTTTCTCTTGAGAGTAAGATAGTTTTCATAATCAGAATCGGAGCAATTCAAGATTGCTCCTGTTTCCGAATCTCTGTATAAACTGTTTGAATTTTCAACTTTTATTTTATCCATTAGATAGAAGCGATTGCTCTTAGGTCACGAATCTTAGGAACGTAAGCATAGTTAGTTCCAGTCATTACAATCTTAATTTGGAATGCATTGAACTGTGGAAGATTCTTTGCATTGAACTCATACTCTCGATAATCATTGTCCGTATTGGAAGCAAGAACAATTCTATCTGGTCTTCCACTATTCTTAGAAGAATCAATAACTCTTCCAGTAGAATCAAGATTATCATATCCAGGGAATAGTTCAAATAGTTGATATTCAGCTGGAGCATCAACTCTGAATACTCTATAAAGAACTCGAATGTCATTGGAAGAGTGTCTATACGCATCGAATAGAACTCTCAGTCCATCCGCAGCCTTTTCAAGTTTTACAACTTTGGATAGGTAAATTGCAGCACTTGGATCTTGATCGAGAGAATTGACTCTAAGATCCGAAGCATAATCAGAGATCTTACTGTTAAGTCTATCCATTGTGGTTACAATGTTAATCCTATCAAGGTCAATCATTGGACTTACCTTTGGATCATTAGTAGACAGAGACAGTTCCATTGTGAATGACTTTCTTCCAGGGAAGTCTTGTAGTCTGTTCAATTCATTTTCCTTAGAAGCGATAATTCTAGGAGAAGAGAATACATTGTTACTATTGAGGGAAACAGCTTCATATCCTTGATCTACATATGCAGTCAAATTGCCATCGGGACTATTTCCAGTGAAGGTTCTAACACTAGATTCAATAGAAGTTGCTTCTGGTTGCAAAGTACCAATATTGGGTCTCAAAATATTGAATGGAATATTTTGAGTAGCTTGTGGACCATACAAGTTACCAACCATTGGCAATTCTGTTACATAACTACCGCCAGACTTGGTTTCTCTCCAATACAATTCTGGTGCTCCAGATGGATTACCAGTTGTTCTGTCAATACCTCTACTGGACATACCAACGTTAATCCAATAATGATCAACATCAGTGGAATATTTGTTCAAGTCAGTATCAGCAAGACTATGAGTTGCATTAATTCTTCTCAAAGAAACTCCATTTAATTCATACTTTTCAATTTGGGAATTAATTGCATAGTCTCCAGAAACAGATTCATCAATAGCTCTGGTAATTCCAGTAAGAGTTCCAGCAGCGGTACTTACTCCTGTATATCTAAGAATTTCTTTACCAATCAATACATAACCTGGGTTAGAACTATCTACCGTAAGATTTTCGAAAGATGTGAAAATACCAACACTACTTACAGGTAGAGCTTCTGTGCTTGTGGAGTTATAAGAAGATGTAATTTTTTCTGGTTTTACATCTGGTTCAAATCCAGACAACTTGACAGTATCTCTGTTGGAGTACATACCATGATTATTATGTCTCACTCTTGCATGAACACCATCTGTAATATCTTGTAGGTATGTAATGGGAGTTCCAGTAAGAATGGAAGAACCAGCACCACCAACGTAAACAACTGCAGAAGAAGCATCAATCTTTGGTCCACCTTGAACTTGGTCGATCAAGAGAGTGTTGAATGCACTAATAACACCAACCTCATTTGGAATGGTAAGAAGAAGGTTCTTACCAAATCCACCAGTATTTGAAGCATCAACTGTTAATACATCACCTGCAGAGTATCCCGTTCCACCAATGGAAACTGTTGCAGCTACAGCAACTCCAGAATTGACACTAATATTTGCCTTTGCACCAGCACCTCTACCAGTTCTTGCAACTAGTGGTACATTAGAATACGTTGCAGCACCTGCAGTAAATCCAGCACCAGTATTTGTTAATGTTAAAGCACTTCCAACTCCAATTGCACCCAAAACTTTACTTAGGTTAGCAGAGAAATTTGGATTATTTTCTTGGAGAATTGTAACACCAGCGGTCAGATTTAATTGTTCAGTGGCTGTTAAACTCTTTCCAAGACCAACAATAATATTCTTAGAAACCATATCTAGTGGATTGGTTCTTAGTTTAGCAATTTGTCTGTTTCCGATATCAAGATCTGGATTATAAAGTTTAAATCTACCAACATCAGAAGTAAATTCTGCTCTGTATAGAGTAAACTTAAGGTCTTCTAACTGACTTGGATCCCAAGTTGCACCGTTCTGCGACTTGAATAGAGAACCAAGAAGTGGTTGTTGTGCAACAATGATCTTTTCAGAATCTGGTTGGTTAACAGTACTAATGTCTTCTTCACCCATTCTAGAGATGAATACTGTGTATTCATTGGAAGCAGAAAGAAGAACAATCGCATATTCGCCATTTCCCTCACAGTAAACTGGGGATGGGAAAGTAAACGTTGTTGGAAGAGATCCATCTTCAGATAGAACAACTTCAGAAGGATCTAGAATTACCTCACCAAAAGGCAGAATCTCTTGAGTTGGCAAACCAGTTTGTAGTGTTCTAACCTGAAGAGTAACAGGTAGAGAATTGGTATCCTTAGATCTAAAGTATACATCACACTTGGTGAGAAATACTCCATTAATATCTGGAACCTCAAAAGATTGTGCCAGTGGGTCAACCCATCTAGTTTGTGTAGT